GGAGGAGCTTGGTGACGCCCAGCGCGTCACCATGGGGCGGCAGGCTGAGCAGGATCTGAAGGCCACCACGCAAACCATGGTGGAAGAGGCCGCCAAGGTCGAGGCTGCGTTTTACAAGCTTGGCAACGTCAAGGGTCTGCCGGTTGAGTCTTGGATTGCGCCGCTGCGTGAGTTCCGCGATGCCACCGCTAATGGCGGGCAGGGTATCAATGACTTCGCGCAGCAGCTGCTTGATGGCGTGCCGGCTGGCTCTGATTTCCGCCGCGTAGTTGAGGACGCAGCTGCCGCTATTGAATCGCAGGGCGGCAAAGCGGAAACGCTGCGGGGCTTCCTTAAAACACTTGAGGATCAGACCCGCAGCAACGCCGCGGCCAATCGCGAGCTTGCCGACACATCAGACGCAACGGGCAATAGCTTCCTGCAGAGCCTGCAGCGCCGGGCCGACCTTTCTGGAAAGCTCACTGAGGTTCAGAAGACCCAGATAGCCATCGAAAAAGGTTATGCCGGCGTACTGTCGGAGACAGCAAAGCAGGAGGCGCTGGCCGCCGCCGCTGTGATTGATCGGGCCAACGCTTCACTGACTGCGACCAAAGGTCTTACCAAGGCCACCGATGAGCAGGCGAAAGCGTTTCAGTCGCTATATGACAACCTGCACCCGGCAGAGACGGCACAACGTCAATACAACGAGCAGGTGAAGCTGCTCAAGCAATACCTGTCAGGCGATCAGCTTGCCAAGGCTATAGACCGCCTGAATCGTTCGATGGCAGGCGCAGATGCCACCGGGCCTGGTGACGTCATCGAGGACTACCGCAAGGAGCTGCAGCGCCTCGAAGACCAGCTCGACCCTGTAGGCAAGGCGACAGACCAATATCGCAAGGACGTTGAACGGCTGGCCGATGCGCTGGCTCGTGGCGAAATCGGGGCAGAGCGTCACGCTCAGCTGCTTGGCGAGCTAGAACAGCAATACAAGCAGAACACTAAGGCCACCTCCGAATGGGCGCAATGGACCGAAGGCGCGCTAGATCGCGTTGATTCGGCCTTTGCTGACGCCTGGCGCAACATCGGGGACGGCTTCAGCTCGTTCCGCGACTCGCTCACTGACGCCTTCAAGCAGATGCTGGCCGAACTGGCTCACATGGCCATTACCAAGCCGATCATCATGCAGCTTGGCGCATCGATGGGCATTGGCAACGGAACTCAGGGCAACAACGGGATATGGGGCTCACTGCTCGGCGGCGGGTCGGCCTCGGGTGGCGGCACGGATATCCTTGGAACCGTAAACCAGGCGCGCAGCCTCTATTCCGCATACGGCACTGCGTCATCGTTGTGGCCGGCGCTGTCCGGTGGCTATGCATCGGGCGGCTTTGGTGGCGCGTTGAGCGCTGGCGTTAGCGGCATCGGGAGCATGTTCGGCCTCGGTAGTGGGGCTGCGGCCTCGATGGCTGCTGGCTCTACAGCTGCCGGCTATACCGGTGCGGCGTATGCCTCGTGGGCTGCGGCTCAAGGTGCGGCAGGCGCAGGCGCAGCAGCGGCGGGAGCGGGCGGCCTTGGCGCGGGCATGATGGCCAAGCTCGGGGCGATGGCCTCCAACCCGGTTGGTTGGTTCATCGCTGCAATCACTGGCATGTACCAGTCGGGCAAGCTCTTCGACTCCGGCATCCGCATCAGCGGCGACAAGATTGGTGACTATGACGACGAATCCAGCGGCCTTGGAAAGGTTGCGTGGGCACCGTTCCGGGTAGCAGCGACCGCCATTGAGAAGATGGATAAGCTGATCGGCTCGGTTGTTGGTGATAAGACGGCCGCGATGATCACTGGCTCGCCCATCACTCAGTTTGTAATGGAGAAGCTGGGCAGCAAGCTGTTTGGCGGCGCGTGGGAAACTCGCGATGTTGGCATTGGGCTTGGCGTAGAAAACGGGTCCCTGGACGCTCAGCAGTTCGAGTACCAGAAAAAGAAGGGCGGATGGTTCAAGAAGGACAAGAAGCGCACGCTGTGGAGCGATCTGGACCCTGAGACAGCCGAAGCGCTGCAGCAGACCTACGACGCCACCACAGCCGGCGTTGCGTCTATCTTCGAATCGCTGTCCCTGACCTTAGACGAAGGATCGCTCGCCGGCCTGCAGTTGGCGCGCGAAAAAATCAGCACCAACGGCAAGACAGAGGAGGAGATTCAAGAGGCAGTCGCTGAGTGGTTTGTGTCGCTTGGCGACTCCATGACCGCCGAACTGAACAAGGTATTCGCCACCGGCCTCGATTACGACCTAGCAGGGATGCAAGCCTTCGTCGGCAACCTCCAGGGCGTCAACGAGGTGCTTCGCTATCTCGACGTGTCGATGTATGACATGACAGTAGCGGGCGGCAAGTTGGCTGAAGCGCTGTCCGCTGCATCGGGTGGGCTGGATGCCCTGGCTACAAACTCGCAGACCTACTACGCCGCCTTCTTCAGCGAGGCCGAAAAGGTCGAGGACACGGTAGATTCCATCAAGCGGGCGTTTGAAGCTGCAGACGTGGAACTGGTCGGTTCCCGCGAGGCGTACCGTGCAATGGTCGAAGATATCGACCTGACCACGCAGGCCGGGCAGGAAATGTTCTCGCTGATGATGGCCCTGTCTGGTCAGGCGGCGCAGTATTTCTCGATTGTTGAACAGCAGGCGGCGCAGGCAACAGCGGCAGCCAATGCGGCACTGTTCGGCGCCGTCGATACCGCATACGCAGCCCTTCAGCGGTCAATCGCAGCCCAGCAGCAGGAGATCCAGCAGGCGGCGAGCGTCACCGCCACGAATATCAACGCCTTGACCGGCGTGAGCAATTCGCTGGATGCAGCGCTCAAGCGGTTGCGCGGCACCTCGGACGAGACTGTTCGGTCACTCCGCGCTCAGGCAGTGATGACGCTGAACAGCGCGCTGGTTACGGCGCGGGCGGGCTCTTCGCTGGCGGGCTTTGCCGGACTGCAAGACGCGCTCGACGTGGCGTCGCAGATGGACACGGCGCTCTATGGCTCGCTGACCGAATTCGAGCGGGAGCAGGGGCGCACGGCCAATCTGATAGCCGAATTGGAGAAGGTAAACGGCAAGCAGCTGACAGCCGAAGAGGAGCTTCTCAAGAAGTACGAGACGCAACTATCAAAGCTGGACGCTCAGTTGGCCTTCGCTCAGGCGCAGCTGGACGCACTCAATGGCGTTGATTCGTCAATCCTCAGCGTAGCCGAGGCCATCCAGGCGATGAACACGTCCGTCGTGGCCGCACTGGCTGCAATGGGCGGCGACACCGGCACGAACGCAACGCCCGGCAATGTCGGCACGCTGGCTGATTCGGTCTATCGCTCCGTGTTGGGTCGGGAGGCTGATGCGGCTGGGTTGGCTTACTGGCAGGGCGAGGTTGCGAGCGGAAACATTCGCCTGGATCAGCTCGAACAAGCCATCAAGAACGCAGCAAAGCAGAACGGGGAAATCCCAGGCTTCGCCGCGGGCGGCTTTCACTCGGGCGGCTTGCGTTTGGTGGGCGAGAACGGTCCTGAACTGGAAGTCACCGGCCCGTCGCGCATCTACAACGCCTCGCAGACGGCGGCGATGCTGGGTGGGGGTGATTCCACTGCGGCAATAGCCAGCCTGCAACGCACCGTTGAGGGGCAGAGCGCTGCGCTCCGGTCAATCGCCAAACACACCATGCAAACAGCCAAGCGCGTCGAGTTCCTTGAACGCTGGGACTTCGACGGCCTGCCTAAAGAGAGGGGCGCAGCATGAGGATAATCAAGCCGGTGGCAGTAACGCCGGCCATCCTGACCAGTAGCAACGTGCCCGAAACGGACTACGCCGCATGGAGCGCGGCAACGGCCTACGCGGTGGGCGACAAGGCAATGTACAACCACCGCAACTACGAGGCGCTGGTCGCGCACACCGGGGCCAACCCGGAGACCGACACCAGCGACCCGCCGAAGTGGTTAGACCTGGGCGCCAATAACCGCTGGCGGATGTTCGATGACCGGGTGGGCTCGCTCACCGAGCAAACGGGCAGCATTGCGGTAGAGCTACAGCCGGGCGCGGTCATCAACTCGGTTGCGTTGTTCAATCTGCTAGGCCGGTCGGCAACGGTCACGCTCACCGACCCGGTGGACGGCATTGTCTATCAGCGCACCGTTTCCTTGGTCGATGCCGGCGTTTCCGACTGGTACGAGTGGTTCTTCTTGCCGATCGGCAGGCAGACAGACTTCGTATTGCTGGACCTTCCAGCCTACGGCACTGCAGTTCTGTCCGTGACGATCGACAACGCCAGCGACACGGCGGCAGTCGGGCACCTCGTCATGGGGCGCCAGGCAGAACTAGGCGTAGCCGTCTACGGCTCAGGCGTCGGAATCACTGATTACAGCCGCAAGGAAACAGACGCCTTCGGTAATTCCATGATCGTTGAGCGCGCCTACTCAAAGCGTGCGGAATTCGACGTTGTGCTTGAGACAGGCCAGGTGTCCCGAGTGCAGCGACTGTTGGCTGGGATACGCACGCAGCCGGTCGTATGGATCGGCGCCGAAGGTTACGAGAGCACGTTCCTGTTCGGTTACTACCGAGATTTCCAGATATCCATTTCCGGGCCTTCCGTCTCGGATGCCTCTATCACTGTTGAGGGACTGACCTAATGGCAGCGCCAATCATTACACCAATCCCGACGCCGCCGATTCGCTCGGACGCGCCGGCCGACTTCGCTGCCAAGGCTGACGCATTCGCTGCGTCCCTGCCTCAGTTCGTGACGGAGACGAATGCTTCCGCAGCGTTCGTTGATCAACGCGCCATCGACGCCGACGCCAGTGCCCAGGCAGCAGCTGCGAGCGAAGCCGTAGCAGAGGCCGATCGCGCCGAGGTTGCCGCCAATGCCGCGACCGTTGCTAGTAACACGGCAACCGTAGTCGCCCGCGCTGACGAGGTAGCCGCCAACACGCTACAGGTTGCCGCTGACGCCGATCAGGTAGCCGAAGACGCCCAGGCCGTGGCCGATGCGCTGGCATCAATTGCAGACGGCCCGGTGACCAGCGTTAACGGTAAGACCGGAGTCGTCACTCTCACGCTAGCCGATATCGGTGCCCTCAGCCTCGCCCAGACCCAAGCCGTCGCCCTCTCATTTTAAGGAACCATCATGGCCAAAGTATTCACTGCACCCTTCGCACAGACCCCGAAAACCGCCACCGCCGTTGCCACTGCCGCTGTCTCCGGGCTCGGCACAGACGCACCGACCGGAACCGTGCTGCTCGGCACGGCAGGCGCAGACGGCGCTGTCGTCACCCGCCTGATGGCATTGCCGCGAGCAACTGTCGCCGCGTCGAGCCTCGTTCTTTTCTTGTCGAAAGACGGCGGCGTCACGCAACGCCTGATCGACTCCGAATTGATGGCCGCGCACACGGTTGCCGCGACTACCGCAATCCCCGAAACCAGCTTCGGCAATGTCTCGGACAGTTCTCCGCTGCGCCTTGAGGCTGGGGATCGGCTGTATGTAGGCAGCCAGGTTGCGCTAGCCAGCGGCATCGTCTTCAAAGCTGAGTGGATGGATTACTGATATGGACAGAGCGCTAGGGAACCCGTTGGGAAATCCGTTAGGGCTGCCTAAAGCCGCCGGATTTCAGCCGAAAGCCACGACCTATACGCGCATCGTCACTGGCGAGGGCGTGCTGATCCCGCCTGAAGGCGCGAAGCTGATGCGGGTGGCGGTGATTGGCGGGGGCGGTGGCGCATGGCTGTTAAACGGCGGGAGTAGTTGCGCCGGGAGCGGTGGCGGGTGTTCTGCCTCGCAGATTGTTCCAGCAGTTTCAATTAAGTATGTAATTGGGTTGGGCGGCCTTGCGTCGGCGACCCAGGCTCAGACTATTGGCGGGGCAACAACCGCAGAGTTTGGCGCGTATTCGCTTCTCGCCCAGGGGGGGCAAGGCACATCAAGCGGAGTCGGGCCGGGAGGTGCAGGCTTCGGTGGAGACTACAACTATCAAGGAGGGTATGCTTACAGGGCGGATGCCGGCTATTCCGCGGGCGGTGGCGGGGCGGCTGGACCGTGCGGCAGTGGCGGCTCAGGGTCTCAGACTAATGGGACTGGCTACCCAGGTCAACTTTTGAGTGGATGGGGGTGCGGAGGAGGCGGTGGCGGAGCAGCCTATAGCTCGGCAAACACGACCCTAAATCGAGGCGGCGGCGGCGGCGGAGCGGGCGGAGCGGGCGCCACAGTTTTCGCATCAAGCGGCGATATCAGGCAGCCGTACCAAGCAGGGCCCATATTCGGGCTGGCAGCAAATTCTCCGACAGCTTTTAACTACCCCTCTGCAGGCGGAGAAGTGGGAGGCGGCGGCGGCGTGACAGTTTCTGGTAGCTCACCATACACCGCGTATGGCGGCAACGGCGGCTCAGGCGGCCTGGTTGTTGAATGGTTCTATTGATGGAGTGGAGCATGATAAAGATTCAATCCAACATCGCTACCCGCGAGCCTATTCCGCCTTTCCTGCGCGGCCTCGCCCCTGAATCCCTCGCCGATCTGTCATGGACCGATGAGGCACTAGGCGTCTCCGACTACGCCTGGTGGCCCGAGGACGATCAATCGCCAGCCTTGGCAGAGTTCGAACGCTACGGCGATGAGACGCTGACGCCTGATGCTGAGCGCCAAGTGGTGGTCGTGGTTCGTGAGGCTGTGCCGTGGAGTGCGGAGGAAATCGAGGCTCACCGTAAGTTATTGGTTCCTGAGTCCGTCACCATGCGCCAAGCACGGCAGGCCATGCTAAGCGCTGGCATCCTCTCTCAGGTTGATGCGCTGATC